ACAAAGCAAAAGAAGTAGTCACTGGTTCGATTCCAGCAGTACCAAAGTCAGGCATTTTAATCATTGAATCGACAGCAGAAGGCCGTGAAGGTGAGTTTTACGACATCACCATGCGAGCCAAAGCAGCAAAAGACACGGAAAAGGAGCTAACAGTGCGTGATTATCGTTTCCATTTTTTCGCTTGGTGGGACGCTAACGAGTACGAAATGCCTGTTGATAGCGTCAAGCTAACCGACAAAGACAACGCCTATTTTGAGCGCATTGAAGCACAGATAGGACAGACGATTAGCCCAGAGAAACGAGCATGGTACATTGCTACACGGGACGCTGATTTTAGCGGCTCAGAAGAAAAGATGTGGCAAGAGTACCCAAGTACGCCCGAAGAAGCGTTTCAGCAATCTACAGAAGGCTGTTACTACTCCGAACAACTTGCTAAAGCGCGTAAAGAAGGCCGAATCGCAACTGTTCCAGTAGTTGAAGGTGTGCCAGTCAATACATTTTGGGATATTGGCGCAGTGATGGCACAGCAATATGGTTTCACCAGCGCATAGGCCTAGAGAATAGGTTCATCAAGTTCTATGAAGCGTGGGGCGAGCCTTACAGTCATTTTGTGAAGTATATGCAGGCTCTTGGTTATGTTTGGGGCAAACATTACCTACCGCAGGATGCAACACATAAACGTCAGCAAGGCACTAGCGTAAAAAGCCCGATTGATATGCTGGAAGAATTGGGGCTACAGAACATTGAGATCGTGCCAAGAGTCGATTACATACAACACGGCATACAAGCAACGCGCGATGTGTTCAATCAATGCTGGTTTGATGAGACTAACTGCAAAGACGGCCTAGCTCACTTAGAAAACTATCGAAAAGAGTGGAATGACAGAGCGGGTTGTTGGAAAGAATCACCTCGACACGACATTCACTCAGAAGCAGCAGACGCATTTAGGCAGTTTGCACAAGGCTACACATACTACTCACCTAAAACGCCACAGCGTTCAAAACCCAACTGGCGACGAGTTTAAATAATGGAAACAGAAAACACTGTTGCGCTATCTAATCGCAACGGCATACAGACGTTTGTGCAAAACGTGGAGTTTGACCGCGATGGCCGACACTACGATGAGCCTTGTTTGTTGATGTGCCGTGGCTTTATGGGTGTTAAGAATATGTTCGTGTTCCCCTTATGTGATGCGTGGACAGTGCGCGAGCCTGATTTTTTCAAGGCAACCATGCAAGATGCAGCCGCTACGTTATTCGTTTCACCCACTAAAAACGATGAACACGTTGTTGGCGACATGATTTTGCATGACATTGACACGATTATCGCTTGGCGACCCGATGATGATGCTACTCATGACCATGCCTTGATGAAAAAGGAAGTGGAGCGTACAGGTATGTTTTTGCAGGTTAACGGTCAAACATTGGTAGATGCGCGATGAATAACGGCAAGACAATCGACAATTTACGCAATACGCCGATCAATTTAGACGGTGACAGCAAAGGCGATGAAGCTAATGCGCCTGTTGTCGGCAAGAAGTTCGACTTTGCCAATGGTTTGCAGCTTCACACATGGGTTAAAGGTGCGTATTACCGCGACATAAGCCTACAAGCCGAAAGCCGTTTGCAGCGTTCACTCGATGCTGACTTCTACGATGATAAACAGTTCACCGAAGCTGAAAAAGAGGACTACGAAGCCGATGGCCGTATGCCTCCCTTGCAATACAACATCATCAAGCAAACGATCAACTGGATTTTGGGTAGTTACCTACGCCAAACCTACGATTGGAATGTGTTGCCGCGTACAGAGGACGATGTAGAGCCAGCCATTCGCAAGACAAAGCTCTGCAAATACATTGCCGATATTAACAGCGCGTCACGCCAAGAATACCTGGCGTTTCAAGATGCTGTAAAAACGGGTGAAGGCTGGATTGAGACAGCATTAGAAGTAAATGACGAAGGCGAGCAACAGATTGTTGTACGTCATGAGCATTGGCGTAACATGATTGTCGATAGCAGTTGTCGGCGTGTTGATGCCAGTGATGCGACACGTATGTTTCGCACCAAGATTTTAGATGTTGAGCAGGTTGTTGCTCGTTTTCCTGCATTAGAAAACGAATTACGCAACGAATCGCAGGATCGCGAGCAAGTCGAAAACGATTTTCTTTACGAACAATATCAACAGTCTGGCCTTGGTTCAGGCGGTTCGATGTTTATGTCAAAGGCTATGCCTTATGACGGTACGCGAGAAGCTATCCGTGTGATGGAATGTTGGTACAAGCGGCCTATGCGCGTACAGATATTGCGTGGTCAAGGTCGATTGACTGGCTATGTGTTTGACCCTAAGAACCCTGAACACATTCAAGCGGTGCAATCAGGCGAATTAGAGCTAGTTAAAACGCATCGACAACAGGTTTGTGTCTGCGTATTCACCGATAACACGCTGCTTTACTCAGGTGTCAGCCCGTATCGTCACAACAGATTCCCGTTTGTGCGTACCGTGGCTTATCTCGATGACAAGACTGGTATGCCTTATGGGGTTATTCGTGCGTTACGCGACCCGCAAATGTCGTTTAACATTCGACGCAACAAGGCAATTTACCTGCTATCCACTAAGCGCGTGGTCATGGATAAGGGCGCGGTTGATGATATTAAGCAGCTTGAAGAAGAAGTATCGCGTCCTGATAGCATTATCGTAGTTAACCAGGGTAAGAAGCTAGAAATCATCGAAAGCCCATCACTTGCCGAGGCTCATGTGCGCTTTGGCCAAGAAGATGAGGCGTATATGCTCAAGGCTTCGGGTGTGACGGGTGAGAATTTAGGGCAATCAACTAATGCTACATCAGGTATTGCGATTCAAGCACGCCAAGAACAAGGCACAGTCACCACGTTAATGCTCTACGAAAACGCGGCATGGGCATTTGAGAAGCAAGGTCAGTTAGTGTTATCGCTGATTGAGCAGTTTATTAGCCAAGAGATGCAGTTCCGTATTACCTCAGACACCAAAGGCAAAGAGTTTGTTGCAGTCAATGATGGTACAGACGAGACAGACATCACCAAGTCACAAGCCGATTTTATTGTCACCAAGCAAAACTATCACGCAACCATGCGCCAAGCCTTAGCCGAGCAGTTATTGCCATTGGCTTCGACCATTGCACAAGCGACAGGCAATCCACAATCCGCATTTGCAGTCATTGAAACCGCTATCGGTTTGACTGACATACCAAACAAAGACGGCATTATGCTCAAGTTGCGTGAGTCAATGGGATTACCCGACCCAGACGAAACACCAGAAGAAAAAGCAGCGCGTGAACAATCACAGGCAGACCAACAAGCCAAGCAAAACGCCATGATTGAGCGTAAAGCCAATGCGGAAATAGCCAAACTAGAGGCCGAAGCACAGCAAGCACAGGCCGTGGCTAACTCAGAACAGATCACCGCCCTCAGCGACAAGATGACGGCCATGATGTCTGTTATGGACGCAACCAAAGCGATGTTATCCAAGCCTGATATGGCCAAGTCAGCCGATGAGATCATACGTCAAGCCGATTCAATCCTTAATTTACAACCCACTCAACAACCACAGCAACAAATGCCTGTCCAAGCACAGGTTGACCCTGCTTTTAGCGGAGATATGCAGCAATGAGTACCGATAACGAAAGCCCAATCATTTTAACGGCAGCCGAGCAAGAAGGTTTGGATTTGCCCGATGATTTTGGTGATGAAATCATTACGTCAGATAACGAAGGTCACGATGACTTTGCTATGGATGACGACGACGAAGAAATTGAAATCACCATTGATGATGAAGAAGTTGCGCCAGTTGTACCTGCACCCGAACCCGTTATTGAGCCCGTAGTCGAAAACACAGGTATTGATTACGCCGAAGTATTACTAGCATCGACAACCAAACAAGCCGAATTAGAAGCGCAGTTGAAAGACTTGGCGACTAAGTTTGATGATGGTGAAATGGATGATGCTGATTACAACATCGAAGTACGCAAAATTGAGCGTGCTATTGCCCGTGTTGAAGCCAAAATGGAATTGGCCGAAGAACAAATTGAAGCGCAGAACGCAGCCGCAGAAGCGAACCAAGCAAAGCTCATGGCGCAATGGGAAAAGGCACAGGTTGACTTCTTTGCCAAACCTGAAAACAAAGCCATTGCCGAAGATGATGCGATGTTTAACTCGCTTGATGTTCACGTTAAGAAGATTCTAGCTGCAGGTAATACGCCGATTGGTGATGTTTTGGATTTAGCAAAGCATAACTTACTCGCAGGCATTGCCAAAATTACAGGGCAAAAAGTACCTGATGCGCCTAAGCCAAACGCTAAGGCAAAAGCACCACAGGTTGAGTTGCCGCCTACACTTGGCAACATCCCTTCTGCTATTCCTAATGCCGATGGTGAGGAGTTTAGCTACATCGACAAGCTATCAGGCCGCAAGTATGAAGATGCAGTCGCTAAACTCACTCCTGAACAGCATGACCGCTACTTGCTAGGAACAAAATAATGGCTAAAACCTGTTCAACGCTATATTTAAGTGCACGAATTGGCGATAGAATACAAATAGGTGATAGTATCATCGAAATATCTGAAAAATCTGGCCGCCGTGTGCGG